ACCAATTAAAATTAATAGCGCACTACCTAAGAGACGTGGCAAATAATGGCTAAGTCTAAGAAAATGAATCTTGGTAATACCAAGAAATCTAAATCATCTGGCAATGTAAAGTTTATTAAAGACTGGGTAATTAATCCAAGTAGTCCAGTTGATGTAGCAGCCACTTATGGTGGTGGCCGTGTTGTTGCTGGTATTACTAAAGCAGGAAAAAGGTTTGTAAGCAAAGTTTATAGAAACATGGGTAGATAATGGCTATTTCTAAAATTGCTAGCATCATTGCTAAGAAGCGTGCCGCTGATATTGCTAAGAAAAAAATAGCAAAGGTATCTGCTAAAGAAGCCAGAGAAGTTGCTCGTGAAGCACGTAGACCTATTGGTAGCACAAATCGTTCTCGCCGTGTTGGCGGAGGCTTTGAAGTTGAAAATACCTTAACGGCTTTTAAACGTTCTGGTGGAACTATTCCAACTAGACCAACTAAAGTTCCTAAAGACCTTACTGTTAAAAAAATTACACCACCACCTGGCAAGCGTAGTATTTATCAAGAAAGAATTAAAAAAGCGGTTAGGGAAGGAACTGGCGTTCCTGCAAATAAACCTAAAAAATATACTGGACCAATTAATAAACCTACTCCTCAGAATCGTCCATCAGGTTTAAAATTTACTTCAAAAATTGAAGAACGTGAGCCACGGCCAAAACCTTTATCAAAGTTAGAAACTAATATTCTACGTGAAGTAGGTAAGCGTGATTATAATAAAGGTGGAGTAAATCCACTTGCTTTTAAAGTGCAACAACAAGAAGCAGACCGTAGGGTTATTAAAGCCTTGCGAGAAATTAAAGTAGCAGAAAAAAAAGTAAAACGAGTAGAAAAAAGAAATAGGAGAGGTAGATAATGCCTAATCCTAAAAAAGTAATTAAGGTTATTAAGACTGCTAAAAAGGCTGCAAAGAAAAAAGAAACACCTAAACAAAAAACTTACAAAATTCGTGGTGCCCTCGCTAAAAGAGATAGAGAGTTAGAGGCAGGTGACGGTGGAGGTAAAGCATCTCCTGAGTTTATTGCTAAGTTAAGAAGACAAACGTTTCCTCATTTATACGAATAAGGGTAGGTAGATAATTGTTAAGTATTGAGCAAATTTCAGCGAGAGTTGATTCTCTTAAACACCGTGCTGCTGACCGTGATTCTAGAGCACAGGATGTACTTGCTGTCCGTAAAGGAAAGATTGCATCTGTATATCCAGAGTTTTTTCCAGAGGGTGTAGATGCAAACGTAGTTGCTAACTTTATTGACATTGTTGCTCGTGACTTGTCAGAGGTTATGGCACCACTACCTGCAGTCAATTGTTCTGCTGCTAATCAAGTTAGTGACCGTGCTCGTTCTTTTGCTGACAAGCGCACTCGTATTGCTTCTAACTATTTTGCTAATTCAGATTTACAAGTACAGATGTACACAGGTGCAGACCACTACATCACATTCGGTTTCGTCCCATTCATAATTGAATTAGACGAAGAGGCAGGGCTGCCGCGTATCAGAGTAGAAAGTCCAATTGGGGCTTACCCAGAGTTTGACCGCTACGGACGCTGCATTGCCTTCGCTAAAAGATATGAACTATCAATTGCTGAGTTGGTATCCCAATTCCCAGAGTACGAAATGGAACTTCTGGGTAGAGAAGGATATCGACAAGACTTAAATGCAAGAGTTGACTTTGTTCGTTATTACGATAAAGACCAATCTTTAATTTATGTTCCTAACCGTAATAATCTAGTCCTTTCACAAGCGGTTAATCCACTTGGAAAGATGATGGTTGTTGTTGCTAGACGACCAAGCGTTGATGGTGAAATGCGTGGACAATTTGATGATGTCCTAGGTATCCAACTGCTTCGTAATAGGTTCGCATTACTTGCGATGGAAGCAGCAGAGAAATCTGTTCAATCACCAATTGTTGTTCCGCAAGATGTTCAAGAAATGGAATTTGGTGGCGATGCTGTTATTCGCACTACCAATCCAGCAGGTGTACGCCGTGTAGAACTACCTATACCTGGTGGTGCATTTACTGAACAAACATTACTACAACAAGAGTTAAGAACTGGAACTCGTTATCCAGAGTCACGTACTGGTAATCTTGATGCAAGCATCATTACTGGTCAAGGCGTTCAAGCCCTTATGGGTGGATTTGATACACAAGTTAAATCTGCTCAGGCTATCTTTGCCTCAGTACTTAAGGATGTTATATCAATTTGCTTTGAAGTAGATGAAGTATTCTTTGACTTTGAAAAGACAGTTCGTGGTGTAGATGCTGGTTCTCCTTACAGCATTGATTACAAACCATCAAAGGATATTAAGAAAGATTACTCAGCCGATGTCCGCTATGGTATGCTTGCTGGTCTTAATCCAGCGCAGGGACTTATCTTCATGCTACAGGCATTAGGCGCTAAAATTATTTCTAAAGATATGGTTATGCGTGAACTACCATTTGGTATTAACGTAACTCAAGAGCAAGAGAAGATTGAGATTGAAGAAATGCGTAACTCATTACTGGGTGCGCTAGGGGCATATACTCAAGCAATACCTCAAATGGCTACACAGGGAATGGACCCATCTGATATCATTATGAAAATTTCAGATGTAATCAAAGCCCGTCAAAAGGGAGTAGCACTTGAGGATGCAGTTGAAGAAATCTTCAAGCCTGAAGAATTACCTCCTGCTGGCGCTCCTCAGGTTGAGCAAATGTCCCCTGCTCCCGTTGCTCCAGTAGGAGGCATCTCATCACCAGAGCAAGGTGGAGGACTACAAAGTCTTCTATCTAGTTTAACCTCTGGTGGACAGGCTAGTGCAAGTGCAAGGACAGTTGTAAGAAGATAAGTTAGAAGGGGACAATGACTGCAATAGTTGGAATACAAGGTAAAGGCTGGGCTGTTTTAGGTGCAGATACTACAACTTCATATCAAGATAGACCATATGTAGCCAAGGGATGCGACAAGATAGTTAAGATTGGTGAGTATCTAATTGCAGTTGCAGGTGATGCAATTGTAGGAGATATTCTTAATAACCTATGGCAACCACCTAAAGTAATTAAAACGCAAGACCCAGATAGATTTATGATGATTAGAGTATTACCATCTATGAAGCAAACCATAATAGATGGTGGATACGACCCAACACCTAAAACAAAGAACGATGATGATTCTGGTTGGGATGCATTAGTTTGTTTTAATGGAAGGATATATCAAGTTAGTGATGACTATGGATATATGCGAGATGACAAAGGTTTATACGCAATAGGTTCTGGTGGAACCTTAGCGCTTGGTGCATTAGCAGCAATGGAGTTAGAAACTAAGACCCATGCTAAGGCATCAGGGGCAGCAAAGAAAGCAATCAATATAGCAATTCAATACAATGTGTGGTGCGGTGGTACTGCAAATGTTAAAACACAATTTACTAAGTAGGAGGAAGTGTGGCACAACAAGGTGGATATAGAAAGCCGACTAACCCAGCCCCAATATCAGGTCCTGGCTCTCTTAGTCAACGCACTGATGGGGGACCAACACAACCTGCAACTTACATCCCAGGATTACCATACGGACAAGGACAAGAAACCTACAGCAATCAAGTAGCAGCACCTATGGCTGGCAATCCAATTCCACAAATGAAAATGCCAACACCATTAATAGCGCCTACTGCACGTCCTAACGAACCTATTACTACTGGAGTTAATATAGGAGATGGACCTGGTTCAGAAGTAAAGCCAGCACTACCTAATCCTTCATACACAATTCAAGATGTAATTAGAAATTTAATCCCATACGACCCATCTGGTGATGCTGAATTAATATATAGAAGTTTACTTGACGAAGGGTACTAATGGCATATCGTCTTAACCCAATAGTAGCCAAGGCTAGTCCAAACCTTTATGCTGCTGCTAAAGCCGCAAATATTCCTATGGAACAAGGAACCCAACTAGAGCAATTTGGTTGGACTGTTGATAAAAACAAAAAACTAAATCAACTACCTATTGATGTTGCCCGTAAAGAATTTAATGATTTAGACCCTAATGCTCAAGAAAAA